GTAGAGCTTCTACCGTGGCAGCAAGAGGTCTATAACGACCCTACACGCTTTAAAGTGATAGCTGCTGGTAGACGTACAGGCAAGAGTAGACTGGCTGCATGGGCGCTTATCCTTAACTGCTTATCAGGCAAGAAAGGTCAGGTGTTTTACGTTGCTCCTACGCAAGGACAGGCTAGAGATATTATGTGGCAGATGCTTTTAGAGCTAGGTCACAGTGTTATTTCCTCTAGTCACGTTAACAACCTACAGATTAAGTTTGTCAACGGTGCGCTGTTAACCCTAAAAGGCGCTGACAGACCTGAGACTATGCGTGGTGTTAGCCTCAAGTTCTTGGTTATGGATGAATACGCTGACATGAAGCCAGAGGTGTGGGAACAGATCCTACGTCCTGCGTTAGCGGATCAGAAGGGTTCTGCTATGTTCATTGGTACGCCAATGGGACGTAACCACTTCTATGAGCTGTACACGTATGCTAAAATATCTGAAGATTCTACGTTTGCTGGTTACCACTTTACAAGCTACGACAACCCGCTGCTTGACCCAAATGAGATTAAAGCAGCAGAGAAGTCTATGTCTACGTTTTCTTTTAGACAGGAGTTCATGGCGTCCTTTGAAGCTCAAGGCAGTGAGTTATTTAAAGAAGACTATATTAAATTCGATGAGGAAGAACCGCAAGTTGGCGCTTATTATATTGCTGTCGATTTGGCAGGATTTGCAGATGTACAGAAAGTCACTACTAAAACCAAAAGACTTGACCAAACGGCAATTAGCGTGGTTAAGGCGAGCGAGAACGGTTGGTGGGTCGCTAATATCATCCATGGCAGATGGGGCGTCGAAGAAACTGCCAGAAAAATCTTCGAAGCCGTCAGAGACTACAGACCACTCGCAGTAGGTATTGAGAAAGGGGCTTTGAAGAATGCTGTCCATCCTTACCTCAACGATTTAATGAAAAAGAATCAGAACTTCTTTCGCATAGAAGAACTTACACACGGTAATAAGAAGAAAATAGACCGTATTGTATGGGCGCTGCAAGGGCGTTTTGAACACGGAACAATAACACTCAACAAGGGAAGTTGGAATAGTCAGTTCTTAGACGAGCTTTTCCAGTTTCCTAACGTACTAGTACATGATGACTTGATAGATTCTTTGGCGTATATAGATCAGCTAGCTAAAATAGCCTACGCCGTGGACTACGAGGAAGATGACTACCAATTCTTAGATAAATACGCAGGGTATTAATTATGGATTTTGAAAACAGCGATCACTTCTCAATTGAGGAATCCGTAGAAGGATGGGTAATGGAGAAATGTCAGGAGTGGCGCGACCACTTTGACTCTAACTACTCCGAAACCTTTGATGAATATTACCGTTTATGGAGAGGTCAGTGGGCTTCTGGTGACAGTACACGAGAGTCTGAACGATCTAAGATTGTTTCTCCAGCGTTGCAACAAGCTGTTGAGTCTTCCGTAGCAGAGCTAGAAGAAGCTACTTTTGGTCGTGGTAAGTGGTTTGACATTAAAGATGACATGAGAGACGCAGAAAGCGCAGACGTTGCTCTACTTCGTGAGGGGTTGTACGCTGACTTTAAACGAAACAAGATTCGTAAAGGTGTTGCTGAGTGTATTTTGAATGCTGCTATCTTTGGTACTGGTATTGCTGAAGTAGTGCTTTCTGAGGAGAAAGAACAATCTCCTGCGTCACAGCCTATTATGGGTGGTGAACTAACCGCAGTAGGTGTTAATGTCCGCGACAGGACTTGCATCAAGCTAAAGCCAGTTATGCCTCAGAACTTCCTAATTGATCCTGTTGCTACTTCTGTTGAAGAAGCCTTGGGTTGTGCTGTTGACGACTTTGTTTCACGACACGTTGTAGAACAACTTCAAGAGAGAGGTGTTTATCGTGATGTAGACATTGCAGAAGCTACTCCTGATTTAGACATTGAACCAGATCAAGAGCTAACTGTCTTTGCTGAAAACAAAGTTCGCTTAACTAAATACTTTGGCCTTGTTCCTCGTCACTTGCTCGATGAAGCAATGAAAGAAAGTGAAGATGAAGAGATTGTTGAGCTTGAAGGCGAAGAAGAAGAAGACGACAGCTATTATGTAGAAGCTATTATTGTCATTGCCAATAACGGCACTCTTCTAAAAGCTCAGAAGAATCCGTACATGATGCAAGACCGTCCTATCGTCTGTTTCCCTTGGGATGTCGTTCCTAGCCGCTTTTGGGGTCGAGGAGTATGTGAGAAAGGCTATAACAGTCAAAAGGCGTTAGACGCAGAACTACGCGCTAGAATCGATGCTCTTGCACTGACCATTCACCCAATGTTGGCAATGGACGCTTCTCGTATGCCTAGAGGCGCTAAACCAGAAGTTAGACCCGGTAAAGTTATCCTTACCAACGGCGATCCAAGAGAAATTCTACAGCCATTTAACTTTGGTAATGTCAGTCAAATCAGCTTTGCACAAGCGGATGCCCTACAACGCATGGTACAGACCGCTACAGGCGCGATAGACTCAGCTGGTATACCGGGATCTATTAACGGAGACGCGACGGCAGCGGGTATTTCAATGAGCTTAGGAGCCATCATTAAGCGCCACAAGCGTACATTGATTAACTTCCAAGAATCTTTCCTTATTCCTTTTGTTACAAAGGCAGCGCATCGTTACATGCAGTTCGAGCCTGAGCTATATCCAGTAGCTGACTACAAGTTTGATGTATCTAGCAGCTTAGGTATCATTGCACGAGAGTACGAAGTAACACAGCTTGTACAATTGCTACAAACTATGTCTCCAGACACGCCGATGTATCCACAGCTAGTTCAGTCTATCATCGACAACATGAACCTGTCTAATCGTGAGCAGCTTATTGCTTCTCTACAGAAAGCTAACGAACCTAACCCAGAAGCACAGCAGGCTCAACAAGCAGCACAGCAAGCGGCAATGGCTGTTCAGGCTGCACAGTCTGCTGCTCTTAATGGTCAGGCAATGGAATCACAAGCTAGAGCACAGAAACTTTCTATCGAAGCTCAGTCAATACCACAAGAACTAGAGATTGACCGCATCAAGGCTATCACTACCAACTTACAAGCTGGCACAGAAGATGATAAAGAGTTCCAGCGACGTATTGAGATGTCAAAGCAGATGCTTAAAGAGCGTGAGATAGCGGTTAAAGAAGAAGCTTCTCGAGAGAAAACACAAACACCGCCAGCAGCTCCGGCACCTCAAACAACCTTTGAACCACAAGGCGATAACACATTATGATCAGCAATAGAGATTTAGAGAACGTAGTTAACCAAGTTAACGAGCAGTTTGCACAACTGTTTAAACGCCTAGAGAAACTAGAAGCTAAAGCAAAAGAAGAGGTTAAAGATGCCAGTAAAAAAGGATCCAAGGCTAGCTAGAGCAGGAGTCAGTGCGTATAACAAGCCAAAGCGAACCCCTAGCCACCCCAAGAAAAGCCACGTTGTTGTGGCGAAGCAGGGTGATCAAATCAAGACCATCCGATTTGGAGAGCAAGGGGCATCGACAGCAGGCAAACCCAAAGCGGGTGAATCTGACCGTATGAAAGCTAAAAGAGCTAGTTTTAAAGCTAGACACGGCAAGAACATTGCTAAAGGTAAGATGTCAGCGGCTTATTGGGCCGACAAAGAGAAGTGGTAGTACACTTATATGCACAGAAAAACGCAATAAATGTACACTTTACGATACAATGTATATTATATGTAACATTTTAACTATAAACAACAGGAGAGATTTATGCCACAAGGTGCCGGAACATACGGATCTAAAGTAGGACGACCAGCTAAAAAGAAAGAAGCAGTAAAGCCAAAGCGTGCTCGCTCAATGCCAATGACTGACAAGCAAGCTAAGGCAGCTATTGCAGCTCTGAAGAAAGACAAAGCTAAGAAGCCTAAGAAGTAATGCAGGGGCAGACACACGGCGGCAAGGGTAGCACACAGCGTAAGACAGACTTTAACAAGTTTGCTGACAACTGGGATAACATCTTTAAAAAGAAGGAGAATGATAATGCCGTTGAAGAAAGGCAGTGGACAGAAAACAGTGTCCAAGAACATCAAGACTCTCAAGAAGGAAGGTAAGCCCCAGAAGCAGGCTGTTGCTATCGCCTTGCAAAAAGCAGGTAAAAAGAGAAAATAAAGCTTGACATTGTATCAATAATGTGGTATAATGTAAGCACATAGAGAATAACTGTCCTAATGGAGAAACAGTATGATAGACC